CTTTTCACTAGAATTACACTCGAAATGAATGCTCTAGCTTTTATCGATAAGATAATCTCCTGTCTATCTGCGGATGACCGCAGACAAACAAGAAAACCTCGTACGCGAGTTGAGATACCTTTGGAGGACATTGGCGATTTACATCACCCTTTGTCCCTCATTGGCGCTCGCGTCCAAGGCCCCTGCTTAAACGAGCAGGGGGTCGCTTGTGTGAAGTATATTTTAGGAACGGTGACTTGTAAACACGCTCTCTTTTTATCGAGAGCTTATTACGAAGTCATTTTGGATTCTTACCCAAAGTTCCTAACCTTCACATTAGTTGAACAACTTGAGGCCTATTTAGTTATGGCCTCGTGGAATATTAAGCATTTCGTAAAGAACGCTAAGTATTTCACAGCTGCTCCACTAGCCCGGTTTCTCAAAAACCCGTTGCCGGTGAGACCTGCATCTTTCCCCCAAAAACTCCATATCATGCTCTTTTCAGGCAGGATAAAGGTTTTCTTCAAAAATCGCCTAATAGCATTCAACCCAAAGAATTTAAGATTCTTCTTTGGAATGTTACAAGGTGTGAAGAGAGGGTCAGCTACAGTTCCCGATGAATTCAAGGATGCCGCCTTGGAAGGTCATTATCAGACAATGTCACGTCCGTATGATCCTATCAAGGCCACATCGTGGGCTCAGAGGGCCACCTTTAAGTCGTTTTTTCAACGCTTGGTGAAGAAATGTAAGCCTGTTACCCCTACCTTATTCGAAGCTTCGACATCGGCAGGATTACGCGGCCTTACAGATCAAGGAGGTCAGAGAGGTTTTATTAAGCGTGATAGTCAGAATATTCGACCACATGCCCAAGTAACTGCTCAATCTGCCATAGATCTGGAAGGGAAGAAGGTTAAAGTCACCAACTTTAACGTTCCCACGGAACAGGATGAGTTGTTGGAAATGTATGAGCACAGACCAGGTGTTGTCAAGAGATTGACAGGCCTTGCTACCTGGGCGAAGTTTGCCCATTTTGATATAGATCAGGAATTCAAAAAGTCCCATGAACCACTCAAATCAAAATTCCTCAGTGATGAACATCTTGAGGATGATGAGCCAGTGATGGATATAGAAGATTATTCCACCTATGTTGAAAGGAAGCCCCTTCAGTCTGTTGTAGTTGCCTTATGTGAACCTTTAAAGGTTCGACTAATAACTAAAGGCGATGACTTTGCTTACTACAGGTCCCGATTTTTCCAAAAGTACATGTGGAATTATTTACAAAATTTTCCACAGTTTGCTGTCACAGGACGTCCTTTACAGGAGTCCGATCTGCATAACCTCATATACCTTGAAGACCGGTTATTTGGTCTAAATTGGAGTGCATCAGGAAATGTAATAAAGAAGGAGAAACCCTTTTCATTCTGGGTTTCGGGTGACTATTCAGCTGCCACCGACAATTTGAAAGTGTCCTACACAAAGGATGCCTTTGAATGTTTTTTGGTGAAGTCAGGCTTGACTAATGACCAATGTGAGGATCTGCGTGCAGTTCTTTACGAACAGGTGTTAGTCTACCCGACGTATTTAGCAGCCAATCATGGCCACTCTTCACAAGTTCTTCAGACCTCTGGTCAACTTATGGGATCCACTTTATCTTTTCCAATCCTATGTTCTATTAATTTAGTTACATATTGGAAGGCACTTGAGGAAATGACAGGTTTATCGATTCAATTAAAGGATCTTCCCGTTTTAATTAACGGAGATGATATCTTATTTAGGGCTAATGATCTCTTGTACTCCCTCTGGGAGGAAAATACAAGGGAAGTAGGATTTGAGCTTTCCTTAGGAAAGAATTACACACATCCTACTGTGTTAACCATAAATTCTGAATGCTGGATGTTCAATAGAGGAGATAAGACCTTTAAAAAGGCCGGATTTCTCAATGTCGGTTTATTGACAGGACTCTATAAGAACAACAAGCGCATCAAGGAATTGATGCCGATAAATGCTTGTTACAATCAGATGATAGCAGGTGCTGTAAACAAGTTTCGTGCCCACGGAAGGTTCTTGCATTATAACAAGAAAGATGTGGAAATAGTAACCAAGTCCGGACAATTTTCGTTGTTTATTAACCCCGCCTTTGGTGGGTGTGGTTTCGACCTGGTAGATGAGATGTTACCATCTGTATCGTTTACCAATTTCCAGAAGAAGCTAGCCTTCTATCTGAGAAAGAAAGTCATCAACGACTATGAGGGCCCTAGGGTGCCCGTGCCTGTTGGATACCGTCTCCCCGGTGCTGATGAAACAGCAATGACGATTAATTCGTCGAGGAGTCTATATCATTATGGACGATATCGATTTATACCTCTAACCCAACCGTTGGGTCCTTCTGAAATTGAGCCAGAAAAATCAGCTCTCTCTAATTTCCTCAATGTGGGTACAGTCATGGTAGGAGATACGTTAACCAGTATCGATCACTACAAGACCTCTCTCATGTTAAGGGGTTTTAGAGATACAAAACTTCCTTATGAAGTTAATTTCAGGAAAGCCAACCTTTGGAAGTATACCAAGTTTGATTTTAAACTGGTAGAGGACAAGGATTTTACACTCAAGTGTAAGACTCTTAGGTTTGATGATTTAACGCATGCACACGAGAGATTAGATTTAGAAGAGATCTACTGCGAAACGCAGGATATGGATCTCTATATCTCTAGTGTGTATGACTGATATTCCCCTGTCTCAGATGTGGCCGGAATATTGGCCCGACCTGGACAAGTCGTTAAACTGTACCATGGGGTTGAACTTCTTAATTAGACCAAAACTATTATTTTAGTGCTAACCAAAATGCCAAGAGACCGCACGGCTCTGACCTATCTCCATGAGAGTAGCCTTAGTTGTTATCCTTAAGAGTAATTCGTAGAAATCCCATCCTCTTTTCTTTTAGAGGGTCGGTTCGTGTCGAATAGGAAGAACAAGAGTAGCGCTTATGGGCCTCGGTAGGTGAAGTTCGATGTACGGTCCCTAGTTTTTAATCTAGGGATCCCATACAAAATTAAATTTGAGTATCAGACATAAAACATGTTTAAATCTAACAAACAAACTAATAAATCGAAGGCTCCTTCCAAGGCGGTTACTAAAAGTAATCCTAATATGAAGGCAGTGAATGCTCCAGTAGCCAAGGGAATAGTTTCCCGACTACCAAAGCCAAAGTTCACCATGAACAAGAAGTTCACAGACGGCCGAATTTGTGTATCACACAAGGAATATATTGCAGAGGTTAACGGGTCGGTCAATTACGTTTCAACAACGTTTGAACTTAATCCCGGACTTGCATTATCATTCCCTTGGTTGAACACAATTTGTGTCGCCTATGAGGCTTATAGATTTAAGAAGCTTTCTTTTATCTTTGAGTCAACGTCTCCTACCACGATTGCTGGTGCAGTTATAATGGCTGTTGATTTCGATCCAACAGACGCTGCTCCAACCACCAAAACCCAGATCATGGCCTACCAGAACTCCGTTCGTGGCCCTGCATGGGAGTCCTTTCGCTACACATGCGATAAGGATGATCTTCACAAATTCAATCAGAAAATGTTGAGATTTGGTGCTTTGATATCGGGTCAGGATGTCTTACTTTTTGACGTTGGTAATTTGTTTGTCGCAACAACAGGACAAGCAAATACAAACCCAATAGGTGAGCTTCATGTCGAATATGAGGTTGAGTTGATAACACCCCAGCTTGATCTTACGGCATATGCCTTGGCTACCGCTGCCAAGATTACCAATACAGGTAATCCAACCGCTTCTCTACCATTTGGTACTAGTATCACAAGGACGGGTGGTGTACCCATTACTTACAATTCCTCTACAGGAACTATAAATATCCTTGTACCAGGCCAGTATCTGCTCAGTTATACATTGACAGGTACTGGCATCGTGAGAGCTGGTTCACCAACTCTTGTATCTACCGGAAATCTAACTACCCTTGTGTCTACGACAATTTCTGCCACACAAGTTAGTTATATTTGGGCCATACAAGTTGATGTACCGGCTAACGCATTTACCTTTGGAAGTTTGGTTGATACCTCCACTACTTTAACAAGTAGTGTAGGTAGGGTTGCATATTATGCTTACCAGTTATTGTAGCAATCTTTGTATCCCTGTATATTCTCATTTATCAATAATATTGGCCGACTTGGAGGAGACTCTAGGTTCGTCCGTGCCGTATTATTAGAATCTGATGATTGTACAGTTTACAAAGGTCGACTACTAGAACTAGTAGCTTACCCTTACAAAAAGTTGTTCTTTCCCAGTGATTTATTCCAGTCACTGGCCTCTTGTTGTTTAGAGGTTGAAGTTTTAACAACTACTTCGTAAAAATAACCACATCGCGCGGCTGCAAATCCGCAAGTTACGTAACATCTGTAACTTAAAAGTCCCGAC